AAAACAGGAAACGTAGATATGAGATTCAACCAAATGGCGGTTGACCAAGATTATTTTATTCCTGTTCGTGACCCTGCGGCAGCATCTCCAATAGAGACATTACCGGGAGCTCAGAACTTAGCTGAGATTGCCGATATAGAATATATCCAAAAGAAATTATTAACCGCTCTTCGTGTCCCTAAAGCCTTCTTAGGTTTTGAGGAAACAACGGGTGATGGTAAAAATTTATCTTTAATGGATATTCGTTTTGCAAGAACAATCAACAGAATACAGAAATGTATGATTGCCGAATTAAATAAAGTTGCGATAATACATTTATTCTTATTAGGATTTGAAGATGAATTATCAAACTTTACATTAGGACTTACAAATCCATCGTCTCAAGCAGATTTATTAAAAGTTGACCTTTGGAAAGAAAAAATATTATTATACAAAGACGCGGTTACAGCAATCGAGGGTATTGCCCCTGTATCTGTATCGTGGGCTAAGAAACACGTATTAGGATTTTCTGATGAAGAAATTAAATTAGATTTACAACAACAACGTATTGAAAAAGCCGTTGGTGCTGAATTAACTAATACCGCAACAATTATCACTCACACAGGTATCTTTGATAACATTGATAAGTTATACGGAAACCCTGCGTCAGGAACAACCGCAGGAGCGGGAGCACCGGCACCACCTGACAGTGGTGGTGGAGGAAGTTTCTCTAGCTTAGGTGGTGGAGGAGACTTCGGAGGCGGGTCTGAACCGGGTGGAGCACCTGAACCGGGTGGTGACCTTGGGGCAGAACCTGGAGCGGAACCTGAAGGAGCACCGGCACCGGGAGCACCAGCACCTGAAGAAGAGGTAGTTCCTGAATCAGTTCAAAGAGATAATCTTAAAATTTTAGTGGAAAGAGGAACAATGACCGAAGAGGATTCGTACATTGATTTATCTAAAGGGAAAAATTCTTTAGGAGAAATTGAGGTTCAACTAGGAAAACTTCTAAAAGATTGATATTTATATTAAAAAAGAAATTATGAAATTCGGTATATTAAAATCAAAAATAGAAAATGTGTTGTTGGAATCATATACAAACAATACATTTAAAACAGAACTTAAAAACTTTAAAACCCTTGTTTTAGAGAATAAAAACGTTGCGAAAGTGTTTTACCTATACGATGAACTAAATTCACCAAAAGCATTAAATGAAACATATATCAATGAATTCATCAATGAGTCCGTTAAGTTATATGAAAAATCATTATCTAAAATTACCAAGTCTGATTTTAATAAATTAAACGAGTGGGTGAAAAACTCAAACGTAGAAAATTCTTACGAGACAATTGATAATTTATTCTCAACTGATGTTCTTACAATTGAATCAAGAATTAAAAGTAAAAAACTTATTTCAGAAACTCTTAGAAAATTACCGGTGGTAACAACTGAAGGTATTAATCTACCACTAGCCACTATGGTTAGTGTGGCAAACAAAACTATTAAAAATTATATTGACGGGTTAAACGAATCTGATAAAAAAGAATTAATGTCTTTATTGTCGGAAGATGATAATACATTAACCGAAAAATATAATACCATTAAAGAGACCGTTGTTGAGAAATTAACAAATATGAAAGACTCATCAGACGATAACTCAGTTAAGAGCAGAATTGATGAGACCTTATCTAAGGTATTAGCGGAGAAGTACGACAAACTAACTTATTTTAAACTTAAAAGTTTAAACGAAAATCTTTAATCATCATTTGACTTAAATTTCTTTTGGACATATTTTGCCTTAGAAATTTCAGCACGTTTAACGACAGATTTCTTTTTAAATTCTTTTCTTTTTACAAGCTCAGAACTTTGTCTAGTCTTGATAACTTTACTTTTGTAAAGCTTCAATGCCTTCTCAATAGAAATGTTTTTGTCTAATTTTACTATTATCATATAATACATATATTCCGCAACTACAAAAAAGTTTTGACTATCAAGGTAAAAACACTTACTTTTTTAGAAAATAAACAGGAAAATTATGAAATTTAATGAAAAAGGGGAAAACCTCTCACATTAACGGATTTAAAACCGCTAAAGTTGTTTACGGAACAGTTGATTCCGTTGAACTAAAATCACTCTACTTAAACATCCAAACTTGGGTAGAACCTATTGTTGATTCTGACAATTGGACCCGGACAGTTCTCAATCTGAGCAGAGCCATAAAACACACCATATATCAATCGTTAGATAATAAAATTTTTGACACAAAGTTTATCGTTGATTTAGACTTAAGGTCAAGCGGGTTAAAATATCAAAAAAAATCATTTATGAATTTGGAGATTAATTTTTATATCATTCAACCCGATTTAGATTTTAAAGACAAAGATATCAAAGACTCGTTAACCAATATCACATCTAACATTTTTATAGAAAACTTCAAAGGTAACGAATATTTTAATTTTTATTTAACCAAAAAGAGTAAAATAGAAGAAGATTTGTTACAAACCGAGAATGTTTAATATTTATAAATAAAACATTCAAAATGAATTTAAGAATATTACAACCAAGCGAATCAGGAAAAGGTATATTAGTTGAATACGACGCAGGTTATATTAACCCAACGGAAACACGTAATGTAGATATTATAAGAGAATCTAACGGAATGTTAGACCACTCTAAACCATTTGAATTCTATGCTGTATTACAAAAATATAATACCCCAAATAGAAATGGTAGATTATACCCTGAACGTATATTAAAAAGAGAAGCTGAGAACTATAAAAAAATGATTAAAAAAGGTACTGCCCTATCCGAGTTAAATCACCCGGAATCATCTTTAATTGATTTAGATAGAGTATCTCACGCTATCACAGAAGTATGGTGGGAAGGTAATGTCCTAATGGGTAAGATAAAACTTCTTACATCACCGGGATATCACGAAAGAGGTATTGTATCAACCAAAGGTGACTTAGCAGCAAACTACCTTAGACAAGGAGTTACATTAGGTATATCCTCAAGAGGTGTTGGTTCCCTTAAAAAGATTGGTGAACAAAATGAAGTACAAGACGATTTTGAATTAATCTGTTTTGACTTAGTATCATCACCATCCACTCCGGGAGCGTACTTATTCTTAAATAAAGAAGATAAAAATCTATACGACGAAAACTTAGAAGAAGAGAAAAAAATGAGCGTTGAAAGACACGTTGGGGATTCCGGAAATAAATCGCTTGACTTAATGAAAAAATTAAACGATTATTTAGGACACTAATTAAAAAAAAACAAAATGGAAGAAAAGTATTTTATTGCAAAAATTACCTTAGACTCAGTTGATGAGGCATCAGGAAAGATTAAAAAATTAAGAGAAGAAAAATTAGTTAGCGGTTACAACCCTACTGACGTTGAGGCGAAAGTTACTAAAGTTTTTGAACATTACACAATGGAGTGGAGAATTACCGCGATTGTTGAAAGTAAAATTGACGAGGTCATTGAGTAATCAAAAACACATCTATTAACCAAAAGAGGACAATATGTCCTCTTTTTTTATGCTTTTTATTTTTTGGTGATATTTATCAATGTATAAAAAACCTGTTATGAATTAAGAATTATTTAAACTTTTTTCATAATGGGCGATATTTATATATTAAAATAACTTAAACACAAATGGCAAAAGAAAAATCTTTAGTTGAAGAGGCTATCATCCAAATGAAAAATTTGGAAGAAGCGGTGGCTGAAAATGCAAAAGGAATACTTGCTTCGACTATGTCGCAAGAAATCAAAGAACTAGTAAAAGAATCTCTAACTGAACAAGATGATGATGAGATTGAAACTGACATTGATGTTGAAGAACCGGAAGGTTCAGATGATATCGCCGATATTACAATGGGTGATGACGAATCTGACGAAGAAGGTGATGAAACAGATATTGATAACATTGACTTAGGTATTGGAGACGATGACGAAGACGACTTAGAAGACGTTGAAGACGAGGACGAAGACGACGAAGACACCATTGACCTTACTGACGTTGACGATGATGAAGAAATTCTAAGAGTTTTTCAATTGATGGGACCGGATGATAATATTGTTGTAACAAAAGACGACAAAGGAAACACTCACCTTAAAGATGAAGAAACAGGAAAAGAATATATGAATGTTGGTGAAAGCGAGGAAGAAATGGATGAATCTTGGTCAGAAATGGATGAATCCGATGACGACAATGAATCTATTGAAGATATCGTAGGTAGAATGTTCGGAGACAACGAAGATGAAGATGAAGAATTTTCATTTGACGACGAAGAAGAAGATTTTGGAAACGAATATGAGGACGAAGACGAAGACGAAGAAATTGTTTACGAAATCGTAATGGACGAAGAAGAAGAAGAAGAAAACGAACAATCTGAAGACCCAATTTCTGAATCTAAAAAAATGTCTGTTAAACCAAAAGGTGTTGGTATGGGAACTCCAAAATTTAAATACGATGCAAAACCTAACCAAGGAACAGGATTCAAAACAAAAATGAAAGAAGGTCCTAAATCTGTTGGTACAGGTAAAGCAAAATTTGATTACAAAGAAGGAGAAAATTTAGATGGTGAATTTAAAGCAGTTAAAAAAACTGAAACAAAAGAATCATCAGCTAAAAAACCTGTAGTTAAAAAAGTTGAAACAAAAGAGGCGTCACGTACTTTAGGTAACGGGTCTAATTTTAGAAAAGGTGGTTTACCAAAATCAAGAGCACACTCATCGGCAAATACAGCTATCAAAGAAAGTACTACTAATAAAGAAGTACAAATCCTTAGAGAGAAAAACGAAGAGTACAGAAAAGCTTTAAACATTTTCCGTAATAAATTAAATGAAGTTGCGGTATTCAATTCAAACTTGGCTTACGCTACACGTTTGTTCACTGAACACTCAACATCAAAACAAGAAAAAATTAACATTTTAAGAAGATTTGATGGTGTTGAAACTATTAAAGAATCTAAAAATTTATATCAAGTAGTTAAATCTGAATTATCCGGGAACTCAAAATCTCAATCTATGAATGAGTCAATTGAAAGAACAATCGCAAAATCACCTTCTACAGGAGCGGTTAACTTAATTGAATCTAAAACATATGAGAATCCACAGTTCTTAAGAATGAAAGATTTAATGGCAAAATTAAAATAAAAAATAAATAAAAATTAATAAAAACCAAAAAAAATGGGAGCATTATTAGAATCAGGTCTAGTTGGTAACATCGGGTTAAAACACTTGAAAGTTATTAAAGAAGACACAATCAACAAATGGGATAAATTAGGATTCCTAGAAGGCCTTAAAGGTCACTTAAGAGAAAACGTAGCTCAATTATATGAGAACCAAGCGTCTTTCTTAATAAACGAAGCTACTTCTGACGGGTCTTCAGGTTCATTTGAAACTGTTGTTTTCCCTATCGTAAGAAGAGTATTCTCAAAATTATTAGCTAACGAAATCGTATCTGTACAAGCGATGAACTTACCAATCGGTAAATTATTCTTCTTCATCCCTAAAATTCAAGGGTATCAAGATGGAGCATCTCAAAATATGATTGATAACCAAGCAGGTGGTACTCACCAAGCACCACTAGGGGCTCCGGGTGGACCAACAGACCAAAATGCTGGATACACAGGTGCACAAGCTTACAAGAAAAATCTTTACGATTTATTCTATGAAGGAACAGAAGCAGGTTTAGACCCAGCTGGTTTATTTGATTATTCAAAAGGTCAATTCTCTTCAGTTACTGCTAACACTCAAATTGTTATTTGGCAAGATGGTGGTTTAACACCAACAGGTGCTGTTGCAGCTTACAGTAATAAAGTAATCAGAAAAGTACTTATCGGTGTTTCAGGATTTACTGCTTCAGGAGCAGGAAAATTAATCGGACCTGATGGTAACGAAATGGATACTGAAACTTTCTTATCTGATTTAAGAGTTTACGCTAACATTACAAGTCCTTTTACAGGAAATACTTCTTGTTCAGGTGTAACTCACAATGCAGCGGGAGTACCAAACTCATTATTGTTCAGAGTTGTTACTCAACAATATGGTAAAGGTATCGTTCAATACGGTTCAACAACACAAACTAACTTCCCACTTGCTAGTGGTAGTAATCCAGCAGGTAATGGTGGTTCATTCTACGACGTTTGTGACGCTGAAGGTGTTATCTACTTAGAACTTGACTTATCTTGTCCAGTATGTGCTACTTGTGGTGGTGATACTTTAGATGGTTACACAGGTTCTACTATCGGAACAATAACTAACGGAACATTTACTACTGTTTACAGAAGATATAAAGAAATGGAATTTGAAGATAAAATCGGTGAGGTTTCTTTCGACTTACAATCTGTAACAGTTTCTGTAACTGAAAGAAAATTAAGAGCACAATGGTCTCCTGAGTTAGCTCAAGACGTTGCAGCTTTCCACAACATCGATGCTGAAGCTGAATTAACAGCTTTATTATCTGAACAAGTTGCGGCTGAAATTGACCGTGAAATCTTAAGAGATTTACGTAAAGGTGCAGCGTGGAACTTACGTTGGGATTACAATGGTTGGAGAAGAGTAAACGGTTTAACAACTTCTTACACTCAAAAAGATTGGAACCAAACGTTGATTACAGCAATTAACCAATTGTCTGCTCAAATCCACAAATCTACATTAAGAGGTGGTGCTAACTGGATTGTTGTTTCTTCTGAAGTTTCAGCTATCTTTGATGACTTAGAGTACTTCCACGTATCTAATGCTTCTCCTGAACAAGACCAATATAATATGGGTATTGAAAGAGTTGGAACATTAGCAGGACGTTACCAAGTATACCGTGACCCTTACTTCCCAGCTAACCAAGTGTTACTAGGACACAAAGGAACATCGTTACTTGACACAGGATACATCTACGCTCCGTATGTACCATTACAATTAACTCCAACAATGTACAACCCATTCAACTTTACACCGATTAAAGGTATAATGACGAGATACGCGAAAAAAATGGTCAACAACCGTTTCTACGCACGAATTACTGTTGATGGTGTTAGAACATTCGATTTAAGAGAATTGAGATAATCAAAATCTTAAAATATTTAACAAAAAGGGACTATATGTCCCTTTTTTTTATACATATAAATTAATACTTGATTTTTTGTGAGAATTATGTATATTTATAATATATGAAAAAGATTATACCAACTGAAGAACAAATTATTGAAATAAAAAAAATGTTTGTTAATGAATTAAAAGGTTTACGTGAAATATCAAATAATTTTGGGTGGTCAACATTTACCATAAGTAGAATATTAAAAGAAAATGGTGTGGTTATTAAAGGTAGTGGTAGAAAATTCTTAGGTGGTAGAGAAGTCGCTATGAAAAAATATTTCTCAAAACCTGAGACTAAAGAACGTCTAAAGAAAAATCACAAAAAATGGGCGGAAGAAAATAAAGAACATTTAAGTGAATACATTAAAAAATACCGAGAGAATAATGCGGATAAAATTCGTCAAATTAAACGTGATTACGAAAGAAATCGCAAAGCGAGAGACCCCCTCTATAAACTAATTTCCAATTTCAGAACAGCAATATACACAGTATTAAAGGAGAGTAACGTAGATAAGTACGGACATTACTTTGATGTTCTACAATATACCCCGGAGGAATTGATTCTTCATTTAGAGAAACAATTTAAGGATGAAATGACGTGGGATAACTATGGTATTTGGCACGTTGACCATAAGTTACCAATTACATCATTTGATATTCAGGAGATGGGAGATGAGGAATTTATGAAATGTTGGTGTTTAGATAACCTTCAACCTATGTGGGGTGAGGAGAATATTCGTAAATCAAACAAATTATTCTAAATTATAAGATATTTATAAATAAAATATTTTATGAAAAAATTATATTTCTTAGATGAAGAGGAGAAAAATAGAATCTTAAATATCCACGAGAGTGCTACGAAGAGACAATATTTAATGGAAACTCCTTTGACGGATTTTAACGATAAATTACCTGATGAGACATCAAAGAAATTTACTGCGATGAATAATACTTGGCAAGGTGTAGGAACTAGAGAAGGTGATATGTTAAAGGTATTGAAAACATTTACAGCGAATGATTATAAATTATATAATCAATATTTGTTATTACATAAAAATAGTTCCGACCCTTTTGATTATTCATCATTTCAAGAAATCATAAATGGTGAGATGGGGAAAGGTAATATGGATGATGTTGTAAATATAACTAATCAATTAAAAACGATTGGTATCAACGCAAGTTATACAAAAGACAATATTAATGATTTTAGACAAAACTCATTCAAAATTGGTGGTACCTCAACAACAAATACTGTAATACCAAATTGGGCAACTTGTGTTAAACAATTTGGTGGTACTATGGAAGCTCATACTGACCCTACTTGGGTTTTAATCCCACTTAATAATGGTAAAGTAGGTAACAGTATATGGTTTAAGAATAATTATAACGCAATGTATCGTCCCGGTGGAGGAGCTAACGATATTAATGGTACTTGGGCTTGTAACGGTGGTAAGTTAACTATTAAGTTAGATGATAAATGGACTTGGAATGGTAAATGGATTGACCCCAATAAAGCGACCGTTGTTGACCCTAAAGCGGCGTATAAAGAACGAGCTAAGCAAGTAAATCAACAAACTACAAATACAACAAAAGAGATTCAAAAATTATTGGGTCAACAACAAACGGGTAATCTTGACGCTACGTATGTTGAGAAAGTAATTGATTTATTAAAACAATAAGATAGAGATGAAAAAAGTTATATTAGAAGAAATAGAAAATATGAAATACCTTTTGGGGTATAAAAGGGGTGTTGTAATTTCTGAACAAATTACAGATAAAGAATTGGATAATTTACCTTCGGAAACTGCGGCAGCAACACCACCGGTAGCTGCGGCACCGGTAACTGATACTACAACTGCGGCTCCGGTAACTGATACTACAACTGCGGCTCCGGTAACTGATACTACAACAGCAGCACCGACAACAGGTTCTGAAACACCTGCAACAACAATTAAAATGGGAGTTAAAAATCCAAGGGTTAAATACTTACAAGAATTATTAAATTATAAATTCCAATCGGGGTTAGTTCCTGATGGTTTATACGGTCCAAAAACAGCTGCGGCGATTCTTAAAAATATTGAGGCAATAAATCAAACTCAACTTAAACCGGTTGAACCGATAAATAAAACCCCTGAAGTTATTCAACAACCGGCTCAACAAATAACAGCAAACGCAACAATACCACAACAATAATATGAAAAATTTATTCTTAATTAACGAAGAAGAGAAAGATAGAATTCTAAATCTTCACGAAAACGCAACTAAACGACAATATTTGTCTGAACAACCAACATTAGATTTTGGACAACCATCTCAACCTGAGGTAACAGTACCTACTTTAGTGGATGCTGGAGCAATAGTTAAACAAGGTATTGGTAGTGACCCCTACGTTTATGGGAAATTAGGTAATGATTACTATTTTGCTAAAGCGTCTGATGGTGATTACCCTAATTGGGTTTTAGCAACAACAGATAAGGCGATTAGGTCTATTAAGTCTAAAATTTATAATGAAAAACTTCCACCTGTAAAAACGGTTAAGGCTCCTGAGAAAGGTAAGACTAAGGTACAAAAACCAAAGATAAATAAAGATTCTAACAAAAAATTTGTTGATAAAGAAACAAATAAAACGGTTATTGATAATACCAGAGTTAAAAGAACTGATATTGATAGATTAAAAATTGCGGATAAAAATAAAGTTAATAAAACTAATAATAAGGTTGTGGTGACTAGTAAGATTAGTCCAAAATTTAAATCATCTCTTGATACAACAAAATTAAGTACTACGAACTCTGTTAAAATTTTTAAAGCGGGTCAAGATAATTGTGCTCAATTTGTTAAAGAATTTATTAATGGTTTACCAAAGCCGGGTGATGCTTGGATTGCACACGATAATAGTAGTCTTGGAACGACAGTTTGGTCAGCATTTACTAAATTGCCTATTGATACTCGTAATAATATTATTAATCTGTGGAAGAAAATTGATAAAAAAGGTGGAGGTACTGAACGTGGTCCATATATGACTCAAGTTAACTCAATTGTTAGTAATTTAGTACCTAATTCTTCAGGAGTTAATCTACAGTTAAACGATATTATTGGATTATATTATCCGGGGTCAAAACATCACGAAGAGGCGTTTTACCAAGGTGGTAAAATATTTTTCAAAAAAGACGCTAACGGTAACCCTATTGCCGGTAACACAATTAAAGGTGGTACAGGTTGGGGTATGAATACTCACTTGGGTGTTGTTGGGGCAATTGATAATGGGGTTCCAATTATATTCCATAATATTGGAGGTCAGGTTTATGCTGACCCATATACTAATATAAAAGGCGGTAGTAAAGTTGCTTGGGTAAAAAGAGCGTAATATGAAAAAAGTAATTAAATTAACGGAATCAGATTTAATTAAAATTGTTAAACGAGTGATAAATGAACAATCGGTTGTTGGTGCACCAAATAATGGGGTTATTTCTAAACCTAATCGTCCTGTGAGTACCGCAAAAAATGATAAATTCGCACAATTGTGTTCATTATTATTTAAGGCAAGAGATGTTTCTTGGGCGGCAGGTGTTGCAAAAACATTATTTAATAATCAAGGTGAAATAAATCATTTTGGTGCCGCTATAGTCAATTGGGGCGCAAAGAATCCAGGTTATGATGGAAGACTATTAAATGGTGCAATATGTTTTATTTTTAGAGAAAGTAAAGGTACTATGGCATCATTTATTTCACCTAAAGAAATTTTAGGGGCAACATTAAATCTTTTTGGTGGTAATCACTCTCAAGGATACGCTCAAATTCAACCGGATACAGCTAGAAGTTATGGAATTGATATGAAGTCACTTTATAGTTTTGAAGGTTCATTAGACGCTGTTTATAAAATTTTATCATCTAATTATGAAAAGGCGAAAAAATACTATAATGGTGCAACCGTTAGTGTTTATGAGAATAAAGTTTTAAAACAAGTTCCGGCGATTGGTGGAGACGCTGCTCTTCATTTGGCGGTTGCTGCTCATAATGCGGGTTCAGGTATTATAAATCAATGGTGTGAAACAAATATTCCGGGTCTTGCGAATCTTTGTTCAATAAAACAAAGACAACCCTACACTGATAAACCAAATTATATTGCGGTAACAAATACTAATAAAAAAATCCCTAATTATTTTCCAAATATTGGTGGTGTACATAATTATATGCCTCAATTCATAAAATGTTATAATGTTTTGGCTCCGTTACCGGCACTAATTCCTCAATCATTGGCCCCGGCATCCAAAGTTAAACCAAAAGATAGAACAACATTTTCGGCTGACGCAACCAATGCGATGGTTAATTAATTATTTTATTAAAAGATTGTTAAAACTTTCAGAATCACCTAAGAAGGTATCTAAGTCAACATCTCCTTTAATACCTTTTATTTTTCCTTTTTGATTATATTGCCAAAAAACACAGTTAAAATTATTAAAGGATGGTTTAACTTTATATTTTTTATTAATGTGTAACCATAGAGGGTAATCATTTAATTTACCTTCCATAAAAATTTTAAAGAAAAAATAATCGGTGTACACAATCGGTTTAACTCCGTAGTGATTTTCCGCCAATTTCAACCATTTATTAACCTCATCAATATCGCATTCTTTTAATTCAACGTCTAATATTGGGGGTAAGTCATTTGTGGTTAATTTAACACTATTTTTAAAGTTTTCAAATTGTTTGTTTGCTGATATTCCGGGTGTGAAAAAATGGTAAGCACCACGAATGATATTATTTTTTTTACAGTGTTTCCAATTGGATTTAAACATTGGGTCATTATATGATTTACCTTCAGTAGATTTTATCATACAAAATTTTGCGTGGTTTTTTACTTGATTCCAATTATATACTTTATTGTGGTGAGATATGTCAATACCACATATTTCAAAATCAGATTTTGATGACGGTGTTAAATCAATTAGATTATAAACCATCACCATTAATAATACCAAAATTGTTCCGATAATTGTTTTCATTTTCATACCATTTAAATGTTAGGGTACAAAGATACAAAAAAATTATTCTTCTACAACTTTATCTTCTTCTTTTTTTGAAATTATTCTAATTGCTTTGGAGATTACTTCGGATTCACCAATTGTATATACCCCTGAATGATATGCGTGAGAGACGGCTTGGATTAAAAGATAAGACGCTTGTTCTTTATCCATCGTATCTAAGATAACACTTAAGTGGTCTTCTGTGTATAATGGGATTGAGTTAAAAAGTTTTCCAAATAGTTCTTGTTGTTCTTCCATAATTGATTTTGTTTGATATTTATAATGATATGAAGGAAAATAAAAAAATACAGATTAAAGAGGCTACGGGTGATAGTACCGGAAGTAGGGGTAGTTATATTATGCCAATGCAACTTGGTATTAGAAAATTTAAGAAATCACAAATGGGTCCGTTTACAGAACCTGTATCAAAATATGATAGTCCTGAATTAGAATTTGATAGTTATGATGGTTCAATGGATGAAACAAAAAAACAGATTAAGAAGATTGAGGGTAAGGCGAAAAAGGTTACAAATTACATAACCAAACATCCAAATTCAACAAATAGTGATGAGGACGGAAACAATATCAATCAAACCCCCGGTGGAAAGAATAAGATAGTCCCCATTGTAACAGAATGGATTGAGATAACACAAGATACCATTTTAGAAGATATCCTCTTAAAACGTCTAAAATAACCCCCTACTCAGTAGGGGTTTTTAGTTTTTTAGAGTTGTCCACTCTATCTAAAATGCCTTTTAAAGAATATTTGATTTGAGACTTCATTTCATTTTTTAGTTCTTGTCTGATACGTTCTACTTTTGTATCGTACATTTTAGTTAATTTATCCCAATCTCTATTAGATAATAAGATATTACTATAGTAGTATTCGTGATTGATTACGCTAATTTTTTTATCATCAAGGATAATAAAGATTCCTAATTCGGAGTGTTTAATATATCTCTGAGATGAAAGAGGGGCAATTAAAAATTTTGAACCTTCACTTGTTATAAGTTTACGACATATTGCTTTACAGATATGTACGTCCCCTAATAGTCCCGGGTCTTGGTAATCAAATTGGTTTCTTGCTTTTGCAATACGTCTTACTGCCAATCTTTTAAAAAATTTAAATATTTTTCTCATTTTACACTTGATTTATTATTAGAGTACAAATGTAAGGATATTTTTGTGAATAAAAAATTAAAAGACAAAAAAAAAGAGAAAAATTAATTTCTCTTTTTAAATTTTAGTTATTCACTCCGTTAACACCACCGAGAACGACGGTATCTAATAACATAATTGCTTTACCATACTCATTAAGATAGATTGCGTGAGGTTGGGGTATTGTTGTTACATCACCACCAACTGCGATACAATCTCTACAAGTTGTGTATGCTCTACCAACTTCTAATGGTGCTAATGCCTCAGGGACATCGTTAAATAATAATTCCGGATTAATAAATGGTTCTGTTGACATAATATATTTTTTTTAGTAAGTGTATTTTAATATTTCGTAACACTCAGGTCCTCTTGTTGTAAAAATTGGCCCATTTGTTAATACGTTGTTTATTGAGTTTAATGTCATTTGATATGTCTCTACTTTATCAGTGTTTACTCCATCTCTAACATATAAAATTGTTTTAAACATTTGACCACAATCATCACAACTATTATAAGATGTTGTATCTGTTGCTGTGAATAATGTGAAGTCTAATAAATTAAAAAATGGTGTTTCGGTTGACCAAGTTACACCTGTTTGTGATATATCTCCTGATGGTATGAATCCTACAGCATCTGAAGAATTTGTTAATAATTCCGTTTCATCAATTGTTAAGAA